GCGTCGTCATCGTAACAGATTTTTGTAAGCGCGTCACCACAGGCACGCAACAGCTTGTCCGCGTCACCAGCTTTTGTATGAAACACGGGCGCTCCAGGCTTGAGCTGCCCACGAGAGTTGAAATGAATCTTAGGGCGCGGCATGTAAAAAAGCGCGTGCAGCGCATAAATGCCATCCGTCTTCCAACCTGCGGGACGCATGACTGCAGCGACTTTGCCGATCGCGCCCCTCCAGGCGTAGAGCCCCTTGGACTGCTCGACCATCGCAGTCATCACCCTTTGGCGCCCGTCCTTGTCCGTGTAGATCCGACCAAATGCGCTCTTGGAGCCTTGAGTTTCTGGTTTCCCCGCGACGAAAAAAGAAAAGCTTTGAGCGGCGCAATCGTCAAAACATTTCAACAAGTTTAGCGTCATTAGCAGCCTCGTCGGCTTTGTATAGCGCGATCAATTTAGCGATAAGTGCGCGTCGCCCATAGAAATCAAGTCTTTTGCTGAGTTGCTCTGCAATTTTTTCTATTTCATTGATTGTCGCGCTGTCTCTTATTTTTATTGTCTTGGGGGCTGCAGAAATTAACAGATTTTGCCTGCAGCAATCCGTTACGCTTTTGTACTTTCTTCCACCACCTATCTCTTTTAGCAAATGCGCGTGATGATAGTATAAAACTTTTAACAGCCTAAATTCTTCTATCTTCGCTATTCTATTTCTGTATCGCGTAAATTTTATTGATACCAGTATTCTTCCATATTCGTAATACTCTACGGGAAACTTAAATACGGGATCCTGGTCTTTCAGCCAGTTTACAAACTTAACTGCATACTTAGATTGGGTTCTGTCTTCAACAGCAGCATTTGCGCAGTTTATTATAAAAATATCTCTATTTCTGTATTTTACGCCCAGTCCATAGTGTGAATTGTGTATAAAGTCTTTGATGCCTTTGAGTTCTACGTCTCCATTGATAACAGTTTTATACCCAAGATAAGTTTTTGTTTCTATAATTTTCCACATAGTAGAAAAGAACGGCTCAGATGGCTGGCCGTTCATTACCGTTGCTAAATGCAAACGCGCAGTTGCTACCAGTCGTGATCCATAGAAATCGTCACTCTTCTCCCTTAGCACCTTTAATCACCGCGTCAACTTTTTCGCGAAACTCGACGAGCGTTCCGTCATTGTAGATTACGTGATCAAATCCATTCCAGCCGTCTAGCTGTCCTTCTGACGAGTGCGCACCGTTGTGACTTGCGCTCGGGCGCACAACTTTCCACATCTCGCCGCCCATTTGCTTGATCTTTTCAGCTTCGTTGGGAAATCTGACATCATCGACGACTATTTTGTCAAACTCTTTCGACGTTTGCTCGAAAATTGTCAGCCACACATCGTTGTCAATTAGATTTCTACCCCATTCCGTCCCCAAAGTTTGCATTAAATGTCGCGGGGTTTGATTAATTTCGGGAATCAGCACTTCCTTGTTCGTAAAAACATATTCCAGGGCAGCGGCTTTGCTGTATCCAAGCATCATCAAAAATTCAATGCACATTCGCTTTAGCGGCGCGGCAAAGCTGAGTCGGGTAAAGCCTTGATGCGTCAGCACGTTTGAAGCAAGTGTTTTGCCCGATTGGGGCGCTGGACTGTAAATTCCGATGATGCGGCTTGTCATGAGAGAAGCTGAAGCAAGTAAATTATACAAGAAAACCTCCCGAAGGAGGCTTTCAAGTCTTGGGCTTACGAGTATATTCACCTTAATAGAGCCCAGAAACCATGACTGGCTGGAACCGCTCTATTCCGCGATCAGACCCCGGATTTTAGCTTGCGTAACACTTTTGTCTACCGCTTGGCCCGAGTAGTAGAAATGTTGACGCGATGGGGAGGTGAATTGACGGACAGGGTACCGCACCCTACTCTGCCAAGTTAATCAGAAGTCGTTGTCGTCCGAATTGTTCTGATTGCCGCTCATTGGCTGTGAGCCGGACTGCGTACTATTTTCGGGCAGCGTAATTTCGTAGCCCTGAAGATAGATGCTGGAATATTTGGTTCCGTCCTTTTTCTCCTTGGGAACAATGGACTTGACAGCGCCCGCAACTGTTACTTGGCGCCCATCTTCAACGTATTTCTGAATGACTTCAATTGTTTTTCCGTAAAAAACAGCATTGACATACTGAGCTGGCTGCTTGGTGTTCTTGCACTTACAGCGAACGGAAACAGTGATGTTTTTGCCGTAGTCGCCATCCTGGATTTTAGGATCGCCGGTCACGTAACCGGTGGCGGTGATGAAAATCATTGTTGAACTTCCCGTGGAAGGGTGATGTTTTCGAGAGAGCAGTATGCCTTGAAGCGCTCGATGAACTCTTGCGCAGCAGCTTTAAGCTCTTGCTTGTTTAGAACGTGAACGTGAGGTTCGCGCCAGTCATAGCAAATGCAGATTACTCCCTGAGTTATCTCCGTGTCAAGCTCTCCTCGTTTTACCGCAAGGTTGTGGGCGAGCGCGTATGCAGCGATTTGTATCTCCGCTTCTTTGTAGTGACCGATCGACTTGGGTTTTTTCTTTACATTCGGCTCTTTGTATGAGCGCACGGATTTCCAATCCCAAATGCTGTACTCGCCTTCCCAGTGCAATCGAGCATCTGCAGTCCCCGCGTAACCCAAGTGACAAAACAGTTCTTCTTCTATCAACAAAGAAGGCCTGCTCACGCCATTTTCAAAATTCTCCTTTTTGATTAATTCAATGACAGGTTGCAGATAGTTCACGTATTCGTGAATATTGTATTTAATGATTTCATCCATTTGCGCGTAATCTAGCCCGTGTTTCTTGCTGTCACCAAACAGAGCTATTTCAACTTCTGAGTGGACTATCGTTCCCCTTCTTTGTGCGCCCTCCATCACCTCGCGCCAATTTGGTTCCATTTGCCGCCAAATTTCCAAGCCCTTGAGCTTGTTTGGATTGAAAAGTTCTACGGTTCTACCAAGTATTGAGCTAACAGAAACGTATTCTTTGTCGTCCTTGATGTAAAAGCCTGAAGTTGGGTGTACCATTTTCTGAGATGAGGGATGGGCTGAAATTGAAGCTTAGCGCAAATCAAGAAAAAGTCAATTTTCTTTTTTTCGCAAAAACGGCTTTTTGTCACTGGTTGTGACGTAGCAGGCGGGGATCGGAATCTCGTGCTCTTGAAAGGTGTACCAGCGATGACCGCAAGAATTGCACTTGCGCCTACGCACAATGCCTTCCTCGCCATTTCCAGTACTAACTACAAAGCTCATTCGACTTTCGCAATTCGGGCAGGGAATCTGAACTGCGGGCATTTTCTAATTCCTCTGCCATGTGAGCTGCACCGCGCAGCATAACGCTCAATTTAACAGGCTTCATTTCTTTCCAGCACGCGTATCTAATCGCGTGTCGAAAGCCCATGCTGATGTTGCCATCGCCTAGCTTGCGAGCCGCTTCGATTTCTTCACGGCTCATGCGAATGTTAACTGTAAAGTTACGCCCTTTGCCGTTCGGGCGACGATCGTTTGTCATTGATCATCGGGTGTAGAGGTTTTGTCGCACCCTGCATCCCAGGGCGCAGGCGTGGACAGGACTTTGGCGACCCTGGGGCAGTACCTACCAGGGCGCTGCAACCGCTGCTGCAGGCGGCCGAAGGCCTCTGCGGGGATGATGTGACGGATCATTGGCCCTCCAGTTCGGCTGCGATGGCGAGGAGTTGCGCCTGCCTGTAGGCGTCGGCAGCTTCTTCTAAGGTGCTGTACCTGCCCACCTGTTTTTGTTTGCCGCTAATTCGAGTCTTCGCGACATAGCGTTTTCTTTTCTTGTCAAACCAGACTCCTATGGGGAGCCCTGATTGCTTTACTCTGTTCTGCTGATTGACACGATTTGTGGCCAGCCTCAAGTTTGACGGACTGTTGTTTAACTTGTTTCTGTCAATGTGGTCTATATGCAGTCCCCCGGGATCACACTGATTAGCAAGAGCATATATAATGCGCGAATTATTATAGCGGGTTCCTTTGAACATCGTAAAATAGTAACCGGTGCGAGGATGGTAGGTTCCAGCCTCGCTCCCCTCTTGAGCGGTGGGGCTAGCTGAGCGTATTCGCCTAAGTCCTGTTTTTGAAGTGGGGTCAATCGTGAAATAGCCTGACATCTCTTCAAAAGGAATCGCGTGTGGCTCAATCGCCATGTGTGCCCTCCAGCTCTTCGGCAATAGCGATAAGTTGTAGCCTATCGCTTTTGCAGTACAGCGCAGCGGCTCGCAGAGCGGCGGCGATGGCATAACGGTCTTCATGCTGCAAAGAAGGATCCCATGGGCTCTTCCAGTAGGCATCCAGCACCGCTTGCGCGGCGGGGGAGAGGTCAGTCATCGAGTTCATCTGATTCTCCGCGCAAAATTGCTAAATCGGATTCTGTTGCACCCCTAAGTTGAACTTCGATGCCCAACACAGGGTTGCCGACTTGCATTTGATCCATGAGTTCTTCAAGCCAAGCAAGCGCAAAATCCCTTGCTGACATCCACATATCGTCGTCGTCATGCGGCAGTATGTACGAGTCGTGCTCGCGACATGGGCCACTGATTTCCCAAACGTATTCGGGGGTGGAATCAGTCATCGTAACTCCAGTACAGAACGAGCAATGTCAAGGAAAGTTTCTGGGCTAATGTAGTTCCAGTCGTTCTCATTGAAGAGTTCAATCAAATCCTCATCAGTCGGCCCCTGCGGCTCGGACTGAAGCAAGGCAGCTTGAGCGCGGGTCATTGCATCCGAGCAATACCCCTCCTTCAACTCCCAGGACCTGTAATGGCAACAAAGCTCTTGTAGCAGCTCAGCGCACAGCGCTCGGAAGTCAGTCATTGAGGCCATTGAGATACTCCTCTTGTGAGATCGTTGGCAGCGGATCACCAAGTGCTTCAAGTGCGCAGATCATGCACCAGTGCCCTTCGTGACCTTTGATGTTGCTTGCGATGGTGTGCGGGTGTGTTCCATGCTTGGGGCAGATCACACCGGGGCCGGCCCACGTGTAGAGGAAATCAGTCATTGATGCCCCCAGCGAGCAAGGACGGCGCGGGCATATTCCAGTGCAACGGTATTAAGCACAACGCGAAACAGACCTGGCTCTACCTGGCCACCAGTGGCCGTGGAGTACACACTGGAAACTGCCGCAAACTCATCCCGCATGGCCTCGGGCATCAGTTCCAACAGCTCATCGTCTGTTGGCTCGGGCTTGGTGTTCTGCTTGAGGAACTCCACCATCAACCGATGAGCTTCGCCCGCGTCAGCAATGAACTGGCCGCGATAGTGAAAGCCTTCTTTGTCGAGGCGCAACACCTCTTCAGTTGGTGGAGAGTTGAATGTGATGCAGGAGGTAAATTCAGTCATGGGAACAATACCGAGGGTGGAGGTTGCCGTGTTCATCGGTGAAGCCAGCTTCAAACAGAAACTGCCGAGCGGCTTCCTTGTCGCCAGCTAAGGCGCGATCGAGCAAGGTGGGAGCGGTGAGTTCAGTGGCAAAATCTTCAAGAGTGCCAGTCGTGACTCCGTGCCAACACTCGTCACCATCGCTGTAGTTGGCCCAGGCGGCGGCCAGGTGCAGCAGCACATTGGCAATGCCCTCGCGAACACTTTCGCCGTACTCAAACTCTTCAATCAGGCGCTGAGCGCGGGAGGTGAGATGGTCAGTCATGACTGGTTTGCAGCTCGTTGACGATGTCGAGCACGTCATGGCGGATGCCGTCGGCGCCTTTGATGCGGACTGCCAACGCGGTGAGCGCAGCGGCCAGGCACACCTCCTGCCAGTTGCCCTCCATCGGGC